ACTGATGTCAGTGCCCCCAACCTGAACATTCGTAATCCGTACTGCCTTGCTTTGCAACAGAATAAAATAAAGGCCGGGATTTACTTCCCGGCCTTTATTTGTTCCCAAGGGCCTCTTGTTACTCTTTTCGTATTTGGCATATACGACGTTCCTTTGCTTGTATAAATATTCTCACTGAATATAGTTAAATAAAAGCATTTCACTTGTTTTGATAGATTTATATTTATTTATTAACCAAAGAATTACTATTATCCAAAATTTATTGTGATACTCAAATGATATTCCTTTGAAATTCGGAAGTTTATCGTTAAATTTGTTTCAATAGAAGTGCCCCTGTTTATTGGTCGTGTCCTTTACACGAGCATTTGAAAAACTAAAACTCTATGCCTATGAAAACCTTCACTCGAATTCTGTTGCTGTGCCTATTTCCCGTATTGGCTACCGGTTGCGAAAAGAAAGTAAATATTACCTATGAGCATCGTTATTGGGATGAATATAAGTTTATTAATGCCAGTTCTAAAGACGTATATTGTCTTTATGGTTCGTCTCACATCGTAAATAATCGAGAAAAAGAGAACCGTGACGGCTTTGTCGTTCCTAAAGGTAATTCCCATTCTCTGTTTTTATTCGCTTATGATGGCGAAAGTCCTTTTCTACTAATAAATGGGGACGAATCTAACTTCGACTGGATAATAATCCATAACAATGAACGATATGTAGAATATACATTTCAAAAGGACGGTTATAGTCCGTATTTCGATAGGTTCTATGACTCGACATATACAGATAACAATGTTACTTTCCATGTTTATACAATTAAAGACGATTTATTTAAGAATGGGAAACCAATCGAGGAACTTCAAGAATGGCTGATAAACAATCAATAAATCTGTTGATTATGAAAAAAATACAACTAATTTTATTGCTGACGTTGTCGCTATTTTTATTGGACTGCAACCCCGTCGAATACACAGAATATTATCCGACAGAGATAATAACCTATTCCTTTCAGAATTCTTCTTCTACAGATGTAATTTTCAGAATCTATTCTTCCAAATCCAATGCAACAAAGGAAGATGGCTTTTTCGTACTTCGAAGTAATGAACATAAAGTTTATTCTTTTGACAGCACAAATCCGTTCTACCTGCTGCCGGATGCGACCGAGAACTATACGACCATATCCAACGGCAAGGTATATGTCGTCCAGCGTC